AAGAAGTCAGTATTTAACGCAACTCCTAAGTTATATAAGACTGCAAAAGAGATAGACGATGATGGACTATCTGGTTCACTGAACAGTAAGTTCAAAACAGCGCTTGCAGAGTTCTCATCTTTGGGTATCACAGGTGTACTTCAAGGCGACTTGATGTTTACATCAGAAGATAAATCTACAGAGATGATTGATGGCAAGTCATTCATTACATTCCAACCAAATACAATTGTATATGCAGTAGACCCAACTTCAGATATTGGTAAACAAATCAATACTGCAAAGATTGGTATTGTCTGGCATACAACTTATTCAGGTTCAGCCCTTCAGGATATGAAAGCATCTTTTGGTGCAAATATAAGTAAATTAACAAAATCTAGAAACGTGTGGATGGATGATGCAACTTATAAGGATGTATCTGGTAAGGCAACAATGACTTCTGCTGAAACTGCAAAGGTGACTTCATCTTTATCTTCTGACGTAAACATCAAGTCGCCTTGAAGTACACCAGTGATACCCAACTTAGAAAACTCTGCAAGTGCAATCTTGAACTTAGTGTTCAATGCACCAGATAGTCCATCATCGTCTATCTCTTTTGCAGTTTTGTATAACTTAGGTGTTGCGTTAAATACGGACTTCTTTGCAACAAAGAACTTACTATCTTCTGGGTCAACACCAGCAAAGATTGCAGGAGCACCATCCCATTTGACAGTCATGTTTACGGATGAACGTGCCTCACCAGCAAGCATATCTCGTAAAGAACGCATAAAGTTAATCGCCGCACGCCCACCAGGCACACCGAAATTAAGTATTTCGTCTTCTATATGTTCTAGGTGTAGGTTCTTCCCACCTTTGTCTTCGGCAAGGAAGTTTGAAAAATCTATCATTTAGCACAGTTTCCATTTATACAAATTATTATGTTACTATTTATAATAACACAATTATTCAGAAATGTCAACAGCCCTATTGTTACCCTTCATAAAAGATGGCAGTTTATCTTCTCCAAAAGGTTTTACACTAACCAATTGTTCTGATAACATCTCTGCATCCCTTTTATTAGAAAAAGAGCGAACGATATCATTTGATGGGAATTCTACTACTTCCCACCATATTCCATTTTGTTGCACAAAGTATTTTACTTTCTTATACTTTGATGTCCTGAAATTTTTCATAGTCTTTATGCTTTCCAAGACTACTTCCGAAAGTCGTTTTATCAAATGCTGGTTCCTCTGGTTGTCCACTGTCAATAATGTCATCTTGTGCTTCCTGTTCCACATCGTATAGTTTCATTCTCGCCCTATCGATACCCACGACAAATCTCTTGTTTGCGCCTGGGTCGTTATATCGATTCTTTAATTGTTTCACCATTATCTGGTTTAGACTGTCTAAGTCTTCCGTAGATATGAGTGCAAACATGAGGTCTGCCGTAGCAGGCAAACCAAAACTTTCTGATGTATCTTCCAAACCAACATCTGAGTTGGAGTACCCACCTCTTGTCGTTTGTGTTGCCGACATAATCGGTACATTATTTTCAACTGCAAGTCCCCTAAGTTCTTCTGCAATCGATTTGATATAGAAGTATGACCCAACATTAGCGTTCCCCTTAAATCTGGATGAAGCACAAATATTCAAATAGTCGATAAAGATAATATCTGGTCTAAATGATTTCTTTAGTGCAAGTTCTTTGATTAAACTTCTGAAGTGTCCAGTATGGGCAGATGCAGTAGGATATTCTTTGATAATTAACTTTCCATTAGTCTTTGTTTGTATCTTGGATAGACGGTCAGTAAACATCTTTTTGGGTAACTCATGCAAGTCATCCATAGTAATGTTCATTAGATTTGCATCAATACGTTCTGCAATTCTTTCTTCTGCCATCTCCATAGTTATATATAAAACACTCTTACCTTGCATGAGGGTGGACGCTGCCATGTGACACATGAATAACGATTTACCAACACCAGTTCCAGCAAGTGCAATATTTAATGTCTTTTGTGGAATACCACCTTTTGTAATTCTGTTGAAATAGTCAAGGTCGAATTCAATCTTCTCTTCTTTCTTATGGTAAAATTCAAATCTGTTCTCACCATCTTCTACATAGTCGTGTCCAACATTCTGGTCAAATGCAACTGCAAGTGCTTCAGATAAGATGGACGGTATTGCTTCAGCGGTATGTTCTTTATCTTTACCTTCGATAATTTGAATACCATTAAGGATAGCATTGTAGACTGCTTTATCCTTACAAAACTTTTCTGTTGTGTCAACCAACCACTGCATATCAACTTCTGCATCTGATAAGGTATTGACGATTTCATTAACCGACTTGAACTCTACGTCTGTTAAGTCTTTTCGATTATCTAGTTCAATAGAGAGTGCTTCTTTAGTAGGTTGATTATTATACTTCTCTACAAACTTAATGATTTCTTCAAAGACTACACGCTCTTGTCTATTTGCAAAATACTCTGGTTTGATGAAAGGGATTACCTTTCTTGCATAGGGTTCATTATATACTAAATTACTTAGCGTGGTTCGTTCAATCGTCTGTGTTGACATACTGCATATTCTCCTCGTTCACTTGTTGGTCTATCAGGTCTTGAAGTATATCTCCAAGTAACTGAAAGAAATCATCATTAAAATATTTTCTATCTAACGAGTTAGAGTCTAACACATTATAATCGAATTGTAAAGAGGCTTCTGTCTTTTCTTCATTCTCAACAATAGAAACTTTACCATATTCATATACAACCCCCTGATAAAATCCTGCCTTCTCCGTCAAACCAATACCTTGCCACTTTCTATCCTTGTTGGCAACGAATGTATATTTTTCACGAATGTTAGACATAATGTAAATAACTCCCTATAATATATTTCGGTTCAACTTCTGGTTTTTCTCCAGCATGAAGATGTGTCCATAATGGTGGGAACATCAACATTCTGCCTGGCCTTGGTTCAACTCTCATATTCCATTGTGGAAAAGTAGTTGCACCTTTCTCGGGCCAGTTCAGATAAAGAAAGAAAACTAAGAACCTACGAGCAGACTCATAATTACCAACATCAACATGGTCTTTGAACTCATCGAAATCATTCGCCTCGTACTTCTTCATACGATACTGTTCAAATGCAAATTGTTCTGGAAACATTCCATTGGTAATATTGCAGTCCTGTCTGTATTTATCGATATGTTCAAAGAACACTTCAGTTAATTTTTCCGTAAAGGGTTGCCAGTCATTGTGTTGTTGCAATGTAATTTGTTTGAAAGAACGATGTCCTTCCAACTTTATATCCTCTTGATGCTCAGGATTTTCCTCAAACATTGCAATTAGTTGTTGGCATAAATCCTCACCAATAACTTTGTTATATACCTTTACGAAATCACTATTCATATTAAGTAATCAACCCACTTCCAGATGCTGCTGTATTAGTAGGAATTTCAATACCTGTTGTTTGTTTCATATATCCTGCTGATAGTTCTGGTGCAGTTTGAATCATAAACATAATTGCATTCCTAGAGAAGTTGAAATCACCATCTGGTTCAACACCAGACATACAAATTCCATTCACCAAACCAACTCCTTGTTGATTTGCCTGTAGCATTCTTGGACGATTGAGGGTAATAGTAGTCCCAACTTCGTCAACGTATTTGCCCAAGATTTCTGCCCCATTCGACATCACCAAGGTAACAATTGTTCCTTTATTCATATTACATAAACTCCTGTAAGTTTGTTGTTTGACTTTGCTTCCAAGCCTTTTTATATTGTATTTTAATCTTATTGAATGTGCCACCCATCATTTCTTTTGTTCCATTATATGAAACATACTCTGGGAACTTCTCAATAAGTTTTTGGTGGTTGTCGTTTATCATTTTCAAGTCTCTGCCCATATCCATACACCCACCTTGTGTACCGACAAAATCACTTAGATAAACAAACCTATCCCATACTCTATTAGGATATCCTTTTGATAATAGTTGTAACGATAACGAAATATCTTCTGCTGTTGATAACTCCCAATCTAGTTCATCTGCACTAGGAAGTTGTTTACCATCAAAGAAGAATACTTCTGCCGTTCCAGTATTATCTATATATTCTTTACCAGCGGGCGGTAACCCACCAGTTCTGCATCCACCCCATGTCACACCTTCATCCATCCATTTGGATGTTTCGGTAAGCATATGATTCCAATCGTCTTCGGTCATTGTACGTTTAGTCAGTTCACCGTCATGCCAAGGTTTCCTTGTTTTCATAACAATGTCATCGTCCATTACAATGTACCGTTTATTTTTACCTTGCTCCCAAATCCACTTACGAGTTGCAGTAATACCACAATCATTTTCTGGTAATACTATCATTGGTAAGTGAGCATGGTGAGTGCGTTCTTTGGGTTGAACAACCAAAACACATTTGTTCTGTATGCTGGATGGCATATTGAAAAACGTGAGTTGATTATTATATCTTCCCAGCGTGGGAATAAAAATTGTATCTATCATTTTCTTATAATACCAGAAGTTAAGTTACTTGTCAACACCTAAATGCATTTTATTTGAAAAAGATTCAAAGTATTCTTCTTGTGACAATAATACTTTTTTGTAGTTATTCCTACATTCTTCTAATTTATTTTCAAAGAAACTTTGTTCTCGTAACAAAATAGACTTTTCTACTAATTCTTCTGAAGATGATACTCGTTGCCAATCATCAATATTATATGTGTTGTTTGAATCATAGTCTCTCCATACGAAAGGTATCATACCAATAGAGAGCGCTTCTGGGTATCTACTTGTAGTTGCAGTCTGGTCAATCCAATTGAAACATAATGTACATCTTGCTGGTTCTAACATTGGATATAGTTCTTTCCAATCCTTAATCCACGCCGCTTGTCGTTTTACCCCTGATGGGAAACCACCAACCATAACTGTAGATAGTTCAGAACGATAGATTTGTCTGATAGTTTTCTCTCTATCATTACCGTGTTTCATCCGTCCCCAATATGCGAAATCAATCTCTTTATCTGTACCCATCATATCAGCGAGTGGGTTCTTTAGTGTTTGAATAAAGTGATACTTCATACCGTGGATGTTACCAGAAAAGTCTACCTCATCAATAGTTGTAAAGTTTTCTATGCCTGGCAAGAAACTACGATATAGTTCTTCTGTATCTCCTCTATCACTTCTAAACATGATTACATTCTTACCTTCAAAATAAGGTGCAATCTTTTCAATATGACTTTGAGACTTTGCAAGGTCTTTTGGATTCATCTGTAGTTCACCATGATATCTAAATTCACTATCAGATGGAATTACAATAGTATCTGCCCACTTGATTGTATCTGGTGTACGTTGTGGGCGTGACTGATTAAAGGATACATTATAAGTATCATACTTATGTTGAGGATTTCTTCTCATCCATGTAACATAGTTTTCAAAGAAACTATCCAATACAGTTTCTAGTGGGCCATTGTATTTTACGTTAGAACGTATTCTTGCAATTGTAATGTTCATCTTATAATATCAATCTTGTTCATAGTATCTTGATTCCAAACTTCTAGTTCTCTACGGAGTCTACCTTCTGCAACCATCTTATTATATCGTTTAGTAGCAAGTTTCTTCCACCATGCAAT